AACCATATCTACCGTAGTGAGATTTCCAACATACATACCCTTTGCGATATTATCTAAAACAGAAAAGTTTGAGTTGAAAGAATATGTTATTACTTTTTTGTTTTCTGAATTTGGATCTAAAAAGGCATCAGGAGCTCCAGATCCAGTATTTTTTAAATCTCCCAAAAAGAACTCATTTCTCTTTTCACCCTGTGCCATAGATTCTATAGATTTTAATTTATAACCTTTTGTTGTTTCGAAAAATACATAGGACGAACTCTTATATGATTCTGAATATGCTCTATCACACAGAAAATTTATTGCTCGCATAGGAGTCATATTAGGAATTATAATTCCAGTTTCTTGATCATATCTATCGTCGCTCGGTTCTACATCGAATGTCTTAGATGAATTAATTCTTTCAAAACATTTTTGGGCTATTTCAGTAGCACTTCCTTCAAAGTGTTCAGATATTCTAGTTTCAAAATTAGAGATCATGTCTTCAGTAACCAATTCCAAATTATAACTTTGTGCTAAATTTTCATTAGATACCGATGATATTTTATGTATTACCATATTAAGAGAAATTTGAGTATCACCGCCGCGTGTTTTAAATTGGATCTCAACCTTTTCCTGTCCTATAACTGGCAGGTAGTTCATCAAACCAACATCATCTAATATAGTAATTCTTGCTGTAATACTAGAGGAAAATAAATCTTCATATATTTGAATAGAAGACGCAAGCGTAACTACACTTTGTTTAAATCCATTATGAGAAGTTATTTCTAATTTAGATAACTCATAATCTCCTAGTTTAGTAAAATCAGACATTATTTAGAAGCCTCTTCCCAATCTTTCAAAAAATCATTAATCAAATCTGTCCGTAATAGTTTTATTCTTCTATTCTTCTCATTATTATCAAAAGCATTATCCCAAACCGAATATAATTTATACTGTTTCTTTTTTTGTATATCTAGATTTGCATAAGAACTATTTGAAATCTTATGAGTATCGTCAACAGACATATACCATATTGGAAGTTTTTTTGAAATATCCAATGCTATTATCTTATCGTCCGATGTAAGTTTATCCCAAGAAGTCAAAAAATTATTCTGGTTCTCTTGTATTTCTCTACCATTCCAAATATAAAAATCTCCATCAACTCTAGCAAGTTGGCCAACAGTTCTTGCACTTCTTTGTTGCAGAGAATCCTTATCCAATTCATTATTTTCTTTTTGAGGAATTGCATTTTTTCTTTTTAAATCAAAATATGGAAGAATTTCTGGATTATAAGTTTTCTTTATTGAATTGATAAGCTCTGTTTCTGTTCTTGGCCATTCCGAATACCTATCCTTTATATCATTTACCAACAAAATAATCCAAGACAATTTAGAATCTTTGTAGTAATTATATGCAATTTTTTCTGGAGTTTCGGAGTCGTGAACTGTATGATCGAAAGTAGAAAGAGGATTGTTTCTATATTCTTGCATTACATAAGAATATTTAAAAATATTCTTTACCTCTCTAGATTGTCCATTAAGGTTTATGTCATATTTTATATTGTTTAATCTATCGAACATATTAATATCCTGCCTTTACATCACTTCTGGTTATCAATTGTACTTCTTGGAAAGTCATACTAAGATTTACAACTGATGGAGCTCCACTAGATGCAAACATTCCAAACGAACCATTTCCGCCAAATTCAACATCAAAGTCAGTCAATACACATGGTTTTATTTTATTTAAATGTTTTGATTCTGTACCATCTATCATATATTTTAGTTCAAAGTAATTTGGGGGAGTAAAAAAGTTACCAGCGTTTCCAGATAATTCTGGAGACATATTCATTCTAAAAAATTCTATTATGTCGGTAAGTACATCCGATTCTTTTTCTGACTTGGGCATTAAATTATATGCATAAGAAAAACTTCTATATTCTGGGCCCTGATACAAAGTATGTCTATTTGCAGCTGCTGTCGATCTACCTAATGCTTGCGCAGCAAGTGTTGCAGATTCTCCGCCCGCGCCAAGACTAGCAGTTAGTGCATCCTGGCCACCACCAATAATTCCTTTTATTGTTTTTAATACACCAGACATTTCTGGTGGATTATCGGCATTTCCCTGTTCAAAAATATTTGCGATCCCTGATAATGCAGTACCATCGTTAGTATTTTGAAAATTTTGTTTTGTTGTATTTTTAATATTTTCTGGAAGGAACAACTGAACAGTACCGACCACTTCCTGTGAAGGTTGGTCATCTCTGGATTTAACTTTTGTATATCCAGCAACTCGCCCCGAATATGCAGTAAACAATAAATGATCTCCGGCGTTTGGGCCAGATTCAATTGGATAGGTGTAACCTGCCATATTAAAAATTCTCCTAAATAGTTAAATATATTTATAAAGGTTTTTTTGATTGAAATGAGAAGATTTACATATAGAGGAAAATACAACCCAAAACACCCACAAAAATATGTAGGCAATGTTAAAAATATTGTTTATCGATCCATGTGGGAAAGAAGATTTATGAAATATTGTGACGATAATCCAGAAGTCCTTGTTTGGTCAAGTGAAGAGCTCGTAATACCCTATTTATCTCCAATCGATAGAAAGATGCACAGATATTATCCAGATTTCTTGATAAAGGTAAAAAGAAATGATTCGACACAGACAGTTGTAGTAGAAGTGAAACCAAAAAGAGAAACCAAACCACCAAAAAAGAAACAAAAAATTACACCTAGATATTTAAGTGAAATGAAAACATGGTCAGTAAATGAAGCAAAATGGAAAGCTGCAAATGAATTTTGCAAAGACAGAAGATGGGAATTTAAAATTATGACAGAAGATCAGTTAGGAAGATAATATGGCAAACTTCGCACCACTCTTAGCAAGACTTGCACAAAGAGGAATACAACCAAATACCAATGCAGCCAGAGAATGGTTCAGAAAAAAGGTAAGAGAAACTAGAATTAGTAGAAATGCACTTTTATCTGATTCCGATAGAAAGGCTGGAGGACTACAAGTTGGACATATGTATTGTTACAACTACGATCCAAAATTTGCGAAAAAACTACCATACTATGATGAGTTTCCTCTCATATTTGTGATAGAAAGAACCTCTAAAGGATTTGTAGGAATTAATTTGCATTACGTGTCTCCAAGAAACAGAGTTGCAATTATGAACGCATTAGATAAGACAGTCCGTGGCAGAAACTATGATGAGAAAACAAAATTGGCAATTTCTTATAATATCCTAAAAGGTTTGTCTAAATATAACATGATAAAACCCTGTGTAAAAAAATATCTATATGGACATGTTAAAGGTAATTTTGTTAAGATAGATGCAAACGAATGGGATATTGCATTATTTTTACCAGTGCAAAAATTTAGAAAAGCAGCTGCATCCAAAGTTTGGTCAGATTCTGCAAGAAGATAGGATTAAAATGGGAAGTATAACTGACTTTGTTTCCGAAATTAATAGAACTGGATTTTCCAGAGCAAATCGTTATGAGATGGTGTTTGTAGTACCAACCGCAGTAAACGGATTGTCGCCAGGCCTAAGCAGATCTCTAACATATAGAATAGCATCTGTCAACCTACCAAGTAAATCAATCGCAACTACAGAAACCAAAGTATATGGCCCAGTAAGACAGGCACCATATTCTACGACATATGACCAATTAACTTTTAGTATGTATCTCAGTAAAGATTTGCGCGAGCGAAAATCTATGGAAAACTGGATGCATTATATTGTAGATTATGACAATCATAAAATAAGATATTTGAATGAATATAAGGGATCGATATATTTGGCAGTTTTTGACGAACAGGAAACTAGAACAGCATACTATCATTTCATGGAGGCATTTCCACTATCAATTGGAGAAGTTGCGTTAGCATACGCAAATGAAGATGTGGCGCAATGCCAGATAACAATGTCATATAGAAAATATATAGAAACCGACTCAAAACAGTGGCAGGCTGCTAATGGAAGTTATTATTAAGAGATAAATAAACAGAAGTATTATAATATTAATTTATGAGGAATAATTATGTTACCAAGAATTGATACACCCACGTATGAATTGACATTACCATCAACTAAGAAGAAACTAAAATTTAGGCCATTCTTAGTAAAAGAAGAAAAAATTCTTCTGATGGCACAAGAAGGAGATACATCAGAAGAAAAAATTGATGCTGTTAAACAGATTATAAGAAATTGTATTTTACAAGATATCGATGTAGATAAATTATCAACATTTGATATCGAATATATTTTCATCCAATTAAGATCAAAATCTGTTGGAAATATTATACAGCTAAACTATAAAAGAGAAAATTGTGCAGATAAGGAAGATGGGGCAGGGGATTGTCAAATACCTTTTCTTTTGAACTTAGACGATACTAAGATTGAAAATATGACACAAGATCACTCAAATGAAATAGTTTTAACAGATGATATTTCAATTTTAATGAAATATCCAGATTTTTCTTTGATGAACCAGTTGGTAGATGCAGAATCATACGATGATTTGGTTGAATTGATTGCTAATTGTATAGAGTTTATAAAAGACTCTGACGAAATGCATAATGTATCTGACTACACTAGTCAAGATGTGAAAGATTTTATTGAGAACTTGACACAGAATCAATTTGAGAAAATTAATGAATTTTTTGAAAATATGCCAGAAACAACTTGTGATGTAAATATCACCTGTTCAAAATGTGGCTTTAAAAAAGAAATGAAAGTGAGGGGTATTTCCGATTTTTTTTCCTAAGCTTAAATCATGAATCCCTGGCGTCTTTGTATAGGAATAATTTTGCGTTAATGCACCACCATAAATATAGTTTAACTGAGTTGAATGATATGATCCCTTGGGAAAGGGAAGTATATCTTAATTTATTGATTGGTTATTTAGAAGAAGAAAAAAGAAGAAAAGAACAACTTAAAAATCAATAAGGAACTATAACATGACCAAAACACTCGAAACCGACAGCGTATTAAATAATGCAGACGCGAATGGAGATAATGTTATAAGCAATGATGAATTGGCGAGACACGAAAGAATGTTGAAAATTGAAAATGAAGATAAAAAAGAAGATCAAATCAGATCCATGGCATGGTTTGCATTGGCAGGCATGTTGTTATATCCGTTTGCGGTGGTGATTGCAGATTTAGTTGAATTAGATAATGCAGCAAAAATATTAGGTGACATGGCACCAACATATTTTGTATCAGTCGCAGCATTAGTTGCAGCATTCTTCGGCGCACAAGCATATACTAAAGGCAAATAAATGGCAGATCTTGCACCAGTAACAGAAAAACTGATAAAACAAAATCAAGAAGAACTAGCAAAGTCTGTAAAGGATGCAAGTACGTCCTTACAGTCTGCTGGTGCAAGACAAGCTCTTACAGAAATTGCATCTATTTTTGAAGAACAATCTGGAGTGTCAGTAAAAGAATTTAAACAGAGCAGAGATAAAATCACTGCACTGTCATCATCTTTGGATGAAATGGATACTGTATCAAATACTGAAAGAAAAATACTTGAAGATATTCTTAAAAATTCCCAGACAAGTATAAAAGAAAACGCAAACTTCAAAAAAAGCATTGGGGAATTAACATCCAATGCAGTTAAGTCTGGACTAGATGGTGTGGGCGGAATGTTAACTGGCGCTCTTGCACAGAGTCCTATTCTGGCTCTTGGTGCAAGTTTTCTTGGAGATCGTGTAAAACAATTTAGAGAAAGACGCGCAGCTGCCAAAGAAGAAGAAAATCAGAGAATAGAGAGAATAAAACAAGAAACCGAAATCGAGAAAAAAGAATTTGAGATTTTAAGAACCCAAATATCTAATGAAGATGCTATTTCTCGTTCTAATATAGATCAGCAAAAGATTCAAGAAGAAGCAAGATCCAGAGGTGTATCTGAACAAACTGTAATAGATGAAGTAAAAGATAATATTATCAGGACAGCTAAAAATGAAAAACTTTCAAATGATAAGAAAAAGGCAGAATTAGATACAATAGAAGATCTCAAAAAGAAATATGAAATTGAAACTGAAGTATCTAAACCAGAAAGTCCTACAGAAAACTTTAATGATAATATAAGTACACCAGAAACAACTGAAACGGATACAAATGCACTATTAGATATTGATGAAAAGTTGGGGCCCAATCAAGCATACTTAGAAGAAATTAGAGACCTTTTGCAATGGATGAAAGATAATGATGGAAATCCTACTTCTCTAGAAATAGAAGAAGCAAGAGAATTGAGAAGAGAAAGAAAAAAGACACTTGACATCGAAAAGGCACAACTCAAAGCAATGCAGGAAATG